CCCCACCTATATAATCACTAGCTCCTTTTGGAAGAAAGTTTAAAGAAGAACCTACATTGTCTAAGATTACCATGTTGGATGATACTGTAAGTTGTGGAGTTGTTTTCCATGCCGAATTTGGGATTGGTTTGTATGATTGATTTGGTACTACTGTACTGTCGTCAGTAGACAAGTAATAGTAAGGTAAGTTAGAAGTAAAAGCGGTAAAGTTTGTTGGGTCAGCTGAAAAGGTATAAGAAGTATGGTATAGAGTTTGATTACCGTTAGAAACATTATGTGCTTGGGGTTTAATACCTGATGAAACTTTTTGAACTGGAACATTCATATAATAATCACCAGTGACTACTACTGTATTAGGTGATTGTCCAAAAATAGTTGATAAATCATACTTTATTTCTTGTTTCTGTGTCTGAGCATCTACCCCCCTTACAAAAATCAAAACTTCATAGTTGGTGTTGTTTGATAGTCCCGAAAGTGCCGGACCTAAATTTTCGTCCACATAATTGTAAGGTGATGATGAGTCGGTTGAACAGTCAGGTCTCCTATATTTAATTTCATGTAATAAATAATCTTTTGGATAAAATCCTGATGCAGAAGTGTTTGCTAAGCTTAGAAAATCCGCAACTGTCCAACCTTGAACAAGTTGAAAATACTCTATGTCGGTATTGTATTGAAGAAATCCAACTTCTCTTCCAGCAATACCACTTGATAATCCTGTTTGTTGTGGTGAATCTATGAAAACATTTATTGTTGTGTCCGTGTTCTGTCCTGTGGCGAATGTAATCGGAACTGTGATTGAACTACCTGTAAGGGTTGTACCTGTAATTGCATTATTACCAAGTTGATTAGTAGTTGCACCGGTCAATAAAAAATTAGAAGAAGATAAGGCAGGATCTTGAAATGAAATTATATTTCCTACACCGATTTGTGTACTTGTTCCTGGATTTGCTAAAACTACCAAAACTTGATCGTCATAACTTGGGTTTCCTAATGAGGGGTTGACCGTTGTTTTAATTTTGTTTACGCCACTAAAAAATTTATCTCTTGTATTGAAATCATTAAGTTTTTGTGGGTAAGTTTCAGAGTTAGGTACCGACCACCATCTTTCATCTGACCCTGTTGAGTCAGCGGCTGCAAACAACCATGGTTGGGGTGCGTGGTAAAGATAAAATTCATTATTAAATATTTTTATTCCCCCAGAAGATGATAAAACATCATATCCTGAGAACATTCTTTTGAAATCTATCAATGCTCTAGCCACTACATCAGCATCGACATCTTGATCAACAGCTGTTGTTAAAAGAGATTTGAATTTAGAACCTGAACCACAATTGAATGGTCCTCCATTATTATCATCTACATCTTCTCCAGGTAAATTTTCATAATTTGGGTGCGTAACATTATATGATCCTGAAAGATTTACAGGGGCTAAAAATGATTTGGCCGATGCTAAAACAACTTCAGATTCAGGTGCATCTCCCTCTTGTTGTTGTATAGAATCATTTACTGAGTTTTGATCGATGTCATCGTCAATTTCAGCATTTCCACACTCACAGTCACATGATGTACACTCAGGGTAAGCAATCATAGGAAGTCCCAATCTTGGGAAATTATTTAATCTAATTAAAAACCCTACCGTAAAAAGTGTAAATGCTGCCGCCAACGCAAATCTAAACACAAATGAAAGTGCTTGAATTGCGATTCTGAAATATAAACCAATATTAACAACAGGTCCACCTAAAGGAGAAAAAGCACCGTTCTCAATACCTGAGTTGATCCAATCGATCATATCTCTTACCGCATCGTAGGCGAAATAAATACCTAAAACAACAAGTAGATATTTTAATACAGGCCAAGCCCAAGCGATAAAGTGAGCAACAAATAAGATTAAAAGAAAAGGAAATGAAAGTATGTTTATTAAAATATTGAATATAAAAAATATTGCGTCAAAATTTCTAATTATATCGTTTACAGGAAAAGTATTCACTGTCGATTTACATGACCTATTATCTATTTCTTTTATACCTAAATGTCTTGCCCTTCCAATTCCGTTTTTGTACCTATCCAAAAACATTGCTGTCGTATAAACTTTATTATAATGAAACTCATAAAAAGTATCATCACAATTGATAGCCGCTTGTTGATCTACATAATCATCCCAATCTAATGAAAATGCATAAGACCTCAAAACATCAAAATAATATTGTGGATAAAAGTTGTAAGTAACTTGTTGAGGTGTTGAGTTGTCAATTGCAGTTGAGGTGAAAGTAACAAGATCACCCGCAGTAATTGGAATTGACTGTATACTCCCTGTATATGGATTACCATTTATTGTTATCGTTAATCCTGATGCGTTTACAACATTTGTAATTTCTATACCTCCAGATTGTGCAAAAGGAGGACAGTTTGCCGATGCCGCATAAGATAAAGTTGTGGTTGTTTTACTAGCCGGATCAAAAGGGTCAACATTGGAATTTGACCATCCGTACTCTTTAATGTTTGGTACTAAAAAATTTCCTCTTTGGAATTCTTTTTCTAACCCTCCATCTGTTTCCCACTTGAATTTAAATCTGTATTTTCCTTTTGTTGGTATTCCAATAGTCGGGTCATTAGAAATAACTTGATTACCAAACTCGTCAGTTGTGATGTATTCCAAGTTCATTGGCACAGAAACTAAATATGATCCATCACCATCAATTACTTTTCCACCTGATGGTAATTCCGCAACTTCCAAAATTGGTCTACCACTCGAGTCAATTTGTGTTGTTTGTCTTATTGCCAATATTTGACCAGGTCCCGCAATTAATTCACATAAATTTCCTGTATTGTTTTTTGGTTTACAGGATGTCTTAATAGCATCATCATCTGTTGTAGATATTATTGATCCCATAAAAACAGCCGTTGGTTTTATGGTTAAATTGATTTCTTTTGATAAATCAAAATCTTGTCTTAATATTCCGATGATACAATTTTCTTCATCTCCCCAAAAAGGTTGTACGTCAATTTGTTTTACAAGAGAAATTATTTGAGGTAACTCATCCAAATTTGAAGAACTTTTGAATTTACTTCCATCAAATTGACCTTCACTTGAATATCCAGAGTCAATTAAATCTTGAGGTGATAATGAGAAACATCCTATGTCAGATAAATCTACGTTTAAAATTAATGTTTGAGAACCAAGAGGAACTCCAAAAATCATGAAATCACCACTTTCGTTTGTTGTTACTGTGTATTTATAGTACTTATCAAAAACCTCAACATAAGATCTATTTAGTAAAACTTCAGATAATGAAGGAAACGAACCTGTTGATACGTGTCCACTATACGATGGTGTCTTTGGTAAAAGATTATACCTAAAGCCGTCTTCATTTACATCAGCAGCACTTTTGTAAGGATATAATTCTGATATGATTGGGTTGTTTTCATCCTCACTTGATATAGGAATGAAAATTGATAATTTAGCATTTTGTAAACCAAAACCCCCATTGACTAACACTCTTCCAGCGACAACACCATAATCGGCACATCTTCTTTCGTAAACATCAGATTGGGTTAATTTCAAAGATAATAATTCCAAAAAATCAAAATCCTGCTCTATTTTAACATCTAATTGTTTTTCTATACCGACTTGGGTTCTTATTCTATACGATTTTGGCATTAAAAATTTCTTTTTTCATAAATAGTTTATTTCCCATTTTGAATGAAAAATAATACTTTATCTGAAAAAATAAACGATCAAGAAAACGCGATAGTTGAAAGGTTGTTGACACTTATCTTTATGTCGCTAGTTGGAAACCTAACTTGGTATATTTGTGATGGTTCCGCGAATATAGTATCGGCAACTAATTGAATTTGTTTGGTGTTTGGATTTGAGTATGGTTGTGAAGTTTCGGCAGAAGAATATTGACCTCCGACTTTATTGAAAACTCTTATGTCTGATATTGAAAGTACCCCGTTTTCACTTTGTATTAATCTTCTTAATTCTGAAATATTTACATTTTGTCCCATAGACCTTACAAATGGAGACATAAAATTATTTGTTATGTCAACTACTTTAGCGATTACCGCACTCTGACTTTGAGTAGCGTCTAATACAATATCAATTTCAAAAGCTAAATCTATAGGATTTCCTGATTCAACAGAAATATAATCATTGATCATTCTATAATTGGATAGGTAATTTGCAACATTAGTTTTCAACACATTAGGGACAGTGGAAGATAATTTACCTTGAGCGTCATAAGAAAGTAATTTAATTCTAATTTTGTTATTTTCTTCAACGATAGAAACTTTAGATGGTGCACCAAATTGAGATGGCATTGTTTTCAACAAAGAATCATAGTCATTAACAGTTACCGCTCTATTTTGTGCCGCAAAATTAAAAGTTATATAATTTCTAACTTCTTCTAAATTTGGTTGTGGTGCTCCACCAACTGCCGCAAAAGGGTTGTTACAAGTAAGAGAATTTATAACACTTGTGTTTGTTGTTTCAGACGGACCAGTAACAAAGAAATTGCTGTTTTGAACTTGTTTGATAACTCCAATACCTACATTAGTGGATGATCCTCCACCTACTCTGTATTGAACAAACATGGTTGTATTTGCCTTTAGGGTACTGCCCAAACCTAAATTGTTTGAGTATTTATTAATACTTAATTGTCCTCCTTGTAAAGCAAATTCTCTTAACTGTTGTTCTGCTGAAGTATTTCCACCACCAAAAGTAAGCTTAATAAATCCTTGAGGAGTAAATTCAGTCATGAATTTATCAGAAACAGAAATGTATTTACCAACTTTTATACCTGGGGCGTCCGATGGTTTTGTAGGATCTTCAATAAATACTCTATCTTCCACTAATGACCTTACCTCATACCATTTTCCAACAGGACTCAAAAATTCTTGAGGTGTTGGTACGTTTGTATAGTTTGTACCATCTTTAACTATCACACTAGAAACACCTAAAACATTTCTTTCGGGTAAGAATAATTCAAAAAATGGTTTTACGTCGTTTGCAGTAATTACTCTTTTGAAAACTTTTGTTAGTCCATTTACCACAACTTCTCTTTTAGTTACGGTGTAGTTAACAATATTACCTGAAGAATCTAAATTTGGTCTTACAATTCTCGAGTTTGGTTGTCCCTCACCATTGTATTGTGATGAAAAATCAATATCATAAATTGTTTCAAAAGCTTGACCAGCCCCATTTACTTGAGTTCCTCGTCTTAAAACGCCACAATATCTTATGTCTTCAGCGTCTCCATTTACAGGAACTATTATCGAAAAATCTACAATAGAAACTGATGGTCTTTGTCCAGGTATTTTCAACCCATAAGTTCTTGCTATATTGTAAAGAGATGTTGTTTCTTGAGCGTATTGTAATACTGTCTCTTGGATACTTCTATCTATTTGGTAGTTTAAGTTGTCGGCAACGGCCGCGTTTATATCCATTAACACAGAAAAAACTGATGCGTCATTGAAGTTTTGTATTAGTTCAGGATAATAAGTTTTTACAAAATTAACTAATTCTAATTTTACACCCGCAAAATCTCTTACCGTATATGAAATTTTCTTTTCTGCCATATATCCTTAAATATTTAATATTATAAAATCTTGCGTTTCAAAAGCGTCGGACGTTACCTTATAATCTATTTTAACTTTGGCCGTGTGTTCAAGCTCTGAAATATTTGTTACTTTGAATTCCCTTTCTCCTTGACTATTTATAAAAGTTCCTTTGTTTTCTAAACCCATTGAAGCGTCTGTGATTGTAATGTTAGTTATTAATACATTAGGTAAGAATAATTGTACTGATTCTCTTATCTCTGACTCAACTTCCGCAAAGGTAGGTCCATCAATTGGTTCAAATATGTACTCATATAATCTTGTACCAAATTCTGGTAAAAAATATCTTGATCCCCTTCTTGTAAGTAATAAATGTGTTAAGTTAGTTCTTATTTCTTCACTAGCATAATCAGTAAGATCTAAAAATTTTCCATCAAACGAATCTCTAAAAGGGAATGTTATCCCATATGTTCTACCATCAGCCATATCACATATAAATATAACTTATAGAACTTTTAAGTAAAAAAAAATCCTTACTTTCGTAAGGATTCTTTTAAAATTGTATTTCCTTTTTTATATAAAGGTTCATAAGGACAATGTAAACAACCCGAACCACAACATTTACCACGTTTTATATGAAAAGATTCAGTCATTACAATATTTCCAAATTTATCTTTATAAAAATCAGGCTCAACTTTTTTTGTTGTTTCCTGAACGTACAACTGTTGTATCCAATCGTTTGATGCGGGTATTGTCATAACTTAAACTATTTCACAAGCCCCACCAGCACAAGCCGCTTCGCCACTTAAATTTGTATTATCTTGCAACTCGATTACTTTTGTAAGGTCAACATCTGATAATGTTTTAATTAACCTATCAAAATCTTCTTGAGTACAATCTTCAAAAGGTGCTTGTGTATAAGTTCCGCCATTGTATGGTAAAACAGACAAACCATTATAAAACTTTCTGTTGTTCCACATCCAATCACCAACTAAATCCCACTCATCTTCTTTTATTGAAACTGTTGCAGAAACGTTATGACTGTTTTGTCCTGATCTGTGTCCGGCTCTTACCCACTCCTGAGATACTTTCTTAACACGCTCCAACATTTGGAATACTGATTCGTGACGAAGAATAGATCCTTCAGGTGATTTTTGTGGAATAGTAATTACCGCAGTGTCATGAGGACGGAAAAACTCATCTTCAACTAATTCAGGGTGGTTGATTGCTAAATAAGAATAAATCGCCTCATTTTTACCAACACGGATTCTTCTTAAATAGTAATCGTTATGCCAAGCATGAATACCTGAAGATGTACCCAATACTAAAGATGACGTTCCTGAAGGTTTAACTGTAGTTGTTCTTGCCGCTTTATTGATTCCAATAAGATTTGCAACTCTTTCGTTTTCTTCTTTAACCGCCTGAGCCGCAGCTTTCATATCATATCCTAAAACCACACCTGAACCAATACCCGTCATACCAACTCCGATAAGAGCGTCTTTTTCAGTTGTTCTTTTCCAAACATCACGAAGATAATGGAAATCTGTATATCCGGCTTGGAGTGTCCCAATGAAAGCCGCACCTCTAACTCGTTGTTCAAAATCTTCTTGAGATTCAATGTCGGAAGCATTTACCTCACAAAGGTTACAGAACTGATAAGGTCTTAGACCGATCTCACAACAAGGGTTTGTTCCCCAATCTTTATCATTAGATAGATAGATACCAGGTTCACCGGCTCCTGACAATTCAATTCTTTTCCAAAGATCCATAAAATATTCTTTAGTCACTTTGTGACGAAGTAGAACTGCTGAGTTGTTGGCTCTACCTCTTTGTGGGTTTTGTTCCCACCAATTTCCACTCTTACAAGAAATCATTTCATCATCGTCAGCCGAAAACAATGAAATAAGAGCCGCTCTACGAATACCACCTGCTAACACAGCGTCAGCAATATGACATACAATATCGTGAGTTTCAATTGGTGTTAATTTTTCACCATCAGTTTTATTTTCAAAAACTTTTGTAATGTGGTGAATACAATCTTTTAAAGGTTGTGGTCCAGGTGCTTTACCACCTGATGTAACCAAAAGAGCTCCTTTGTGTCTGATATCGGAAAAATCAAAAATTGGTGTTGATGATTTCAATCCAAAATAAGATTCAACTAAAACTTTTATTGCATCCGCCCAACCTTCAATTGAATCTCCGATCAAATACCTTCTTGTTCTATTTGGGTTTGGTTTTTTAATTTCAGGAAGTTTTTCTACGTGATGTTTTTGAACTGAGAATCCTACCCCAGTACCACCTAATAATAAGAACATCGTTTCAGAAAACGCATCTTGGTGGTCAATTGGCATGTAAGCACAGTTATAAACTCTATTTGGTGAAATTTCAATTGGTTTTCCACCGAACTGTAAAGACCTCATCGAAGGAAGAATTTTTTTGTCGTAGACCATTTTGTATACTTCTTCAATTTCATCTTTAATTTGTGGGTATTTTTTTTGGTGCATTTCTTTGTTTCTTGTTACCAACTCTTCCCAAGTTTCTCTTCTGTTTTTTTCTGGTAAAAACTTAGCATATTTCATATACACCGTAATGTCACTTAATATTCTTTGTGATATATCCATTTTAAAGTAAATTTATTTTGTTAATTGTTTTGAGAATTAGTTTCCTTCTGTTTTCTTTTGTCCAAAAGTTCTCTAACTCGTTGTCGTTGTCTTTCTTCTTTTTGTTCTTCAAGACCTAAGAACGTTGTAGTGCTTTCTGTATCTATATCCAACATTGCGTTGTCGAACTTACAATTTTCAAATACAATTCCATCGTCACCAATTCTGGACTTTGTTATCGCTATAGTCGCCAATTTCATTTCTTTTTGTTGTAATGTTTTAGCCACCGAAATAATAACGTGTCCAACTTGTGCCTTTTTGATTGATCCACCCATTTGATCTGTTGTTACCACTTCTGAAGATATTGATGATCGGTTACCTTGTGTTGCGGTCCAACCTACAATATTCATTTCATGACACATAGCTTCAAATGCTCTCATTACTGAACCCTCACTTTTCCATTCGTCACCTAAATTCTTATCAGGAACAATACAGTCAATGTAATCCAAAACTATCATATCAATCTTTATACCATCTGCAACCATTTTTCTAATTTGATTTTTGATTTGCAACATGGTCATAGTATCTGACGGTAGTTTTTTCAAAATTAACTTATTCGGCATTCCATTTTGAACTTCATTTACTTTTTTCATTACCTCGTCTTTTTGATCAGACAAATCGTCAGGATGTACTCCTGTCCATAAAGTAAAATGTTTTCTTTGGATTACCTTTGGGTTGTCCTCAAAGAATACTTGTAGAACATTAAAACCAAGATTAAAAGCATGATTAGAGATCTTAGTCAACACTGTAGATTTACCTACTCCTGTTGGTGCCAAAATAACTCCAATTTCTCCTTTTGCAAGACCCCCCTTCAATAACCTATCAATACCTGGTATACCCATAGGAACTGGATGTCTGTAATCTTCTTCAAGGACTTGGTCAAGGTTAGAAAATACGTCCATCATAGATGTGTCTTTATTTCCAACTAACAAAGCTTCTCTAACTAATTCTTCAAGAGTATCGTAGTTTTCAAACTCACCTCCGTCAATAATTTTTTGAGCCTTTGTCATAACCTTTTGTAACTCCTGTTGTTTACAAAACTTAAGGGCCTTTTCTTGTACAAAACCTACGCCATCAATAGGTGCGTCTTTAATTTTCTTGATTGTATCAAGTACAATTTTAGATGCAATTTCTTGTTGGAGTTCAGATTTTGTGACTTGTTCTAAAGTTTCAAACGATGGGGTGTGGTCAAATTTTTTGTAATACTCTCTAACCATCTGAATGATAATTTTAAAGTACTTATTTTCAAAATAACTGTTCTCAATAACGTCGATTATAGAGTGGGAAAAATCCTTGTCTAAAATTATTTGATTAAGAAGTTGTAATTGAAATTGTTGTCCGAGATACTCAAAATTTTTACCTGTCGCCATACTGTTTTTTCTTTTTTTTGTATTGATAAATAGTATCAGTTTTTAATAAATTCAGGGTAAAAATAAATTAAATTTTTGTCTGAAAAAATGTCAGTAAGCCTAGATAGTATAGCTTTTAACTTTGGGCGTAGGTCTACGGTATATCTTACCTTTGGAGGGTACACTTTAGCATCAAACTGCCTCTGACAAATTGTCATATCTCCGACCTTAATAATTAAATAAAAATTTTCTTCACCATCGGTAATTGAGGTATTTAAGACCTCGGGATTGTCAATAATTTCAAATTGGTTATCTAACATATAAACAATTGATCTCATTTTCAAATCATATTTGAACTCATTACAAAGAGATGTAATATAGTTATGTAAGTTTTCAGATTTGGAGGCATTTTTGTTAAATCCTCTTACATTAAAAAACCTTTGAACGACAATGTTCTCATTACACATCAACAAAAATTCTACTTTTGTTATATCCTGTTCTTTCATTGTTTTTGATTAATTTTTTTTGTTTCTAAATTTTGTTTTTTCTTTTCTTGTTAACTTTAAAAATGGTTTTAAAAAACTTACCCAAGCATCGTCTCCTTTAGGTAGGTATTTAAAAAATCCATCTTCCATCATCATTCGAATCAGATTTCTATGTCCTCTTCCGTCGGGATCCATCGACTCAGAGTAATATAGTTTAACTAATTCTTTTTCTTCATCACTCAAGAGTGGTTCATCTAAATCGACAAGTTTTTGATTAATGACATAAAATTCATCACCAAAAATACCTTCTTTTGTTTTACCACTTAATAAATTCTGAAGAGCAACGTTCCCTTTTTCTTCTTTAAGTAAATTAGAACTCTTATCCAAAATATATGGTATTTGTACTAATTCTTCAAGTAACTCAGGAAACAATTTGATTAAAGTTTTCTCACCAAGATAGAAGATACCATCAATGTTATCTGAACTATCTCCAGTAAGAATCTTTACGGTTTTAACATTAAAGTGTGGGATTTCAATATCATGTAATTTAATCTTGTCCCCCAACTTATAATATTGTTTTGTGGATGGCGAATAAATTGATACTTTCTCAGAGATAAGTTGAGTCAAATCTCTATCGCTTGAGAATATTGTTTTTTCTTCATCTAAAGAGATTTTACAATACTGAGCAATTAAGTCATCAGCTTCTGCGTGTTCTGTCTCCAGTTGTCTTACAAACATCTCCTCAAGGTATTGTCTAACCCTTTGTTTTTGTTCCAAGAAAGCATCTTCTTTTTGTTCTGATTCGGAAGGTCTCCGATTCAATTTATACTTTGGGTAAATCAATCTTCTTTGTGAAGATGAGGTTTTAGAATCCCAAAATACCACAACCTTATCATAGTTGTGTTCTTCCAAGAATTTACGAAGAGTATTTAGAAAGTGCCAAACACCTCCAACGTGTTTTCCATTGTGATAGAATTCTCTAACACCGTGAAACCCAATTTTCAATAAATTATTCCCGTCTACTAATAATGTTT